CTCGTCGCTCCAAATCAGGGCCAGGTCGGTCATTTGGCCCTCGCCTTGGTCGCGCTGGCCACCACCTTGCCGGAGACGACCGGATCATCATGGCGGGCGATGGCCTTGCCTTCACCGGCCTCGCCGCCCACCACCACATTGCCGATCAGCTCGATGTCGGGTGCCGTGACCTTGAAGCCCTGGGCCGCCTCGATCTCGATCGACTTCGCCGTGACGATGCGGATGCCGTCGCGCGACAGCAGCACGGACTGGCCCTGATCGTCATAGATCTCGACCTCGCCCTCTTTCAGCTCCCTCGTCCGGTACTCGCGATTATCGACGGCTATGATCAGCGGGTGCGACCTCAGACCGCCGGGGAACATCGCCACGCCCTCGGCGCCCGGATGCGGGTGAGAGGTGAAGCCGTAATTCTGGAAACGCTCGCCTTCCAGCACCTCGTCGGCCAGCCCTTCGGCCTGCACCGTCTGCAGACCCGTGCCGTCGTCCACGCGCGTCACCGTGACCCGCGCGACCATCATCTGGATGCGGGTCATCAGCGGCCCGGACAACCGCATCCAGTCCGCGCGCTTCACTGTTCCGCCTCCGTCGAAGGCTCGGGCCGATAGGCGTCGGGCGGCGACAGGGTCAGGCTGGTGGTGGAGCCGCTTTCGCCCAGCTCGAACGTCACATCGGCGATCAGCATGTCGCCCATGACGCCCAACCACGGCGCCTCGACCGGCACGATCAGATCGGCGGACCACAGCGCCCCGGACGGGTCCCGCCAGCCCTGAACCGTCGCCTCCATCCGGCGACCGGCGGCGGCGCGCACATTCGCCTCCCATCCGGCCCGCGCCTGCAGGGACGCCAGCGTGGCCTGTTCCTCGGCCAGGATCAGGGTGGGGCGATAGCGTTTGATGGCCGGGTCGGTGACCTCGGCCTTCGGTCCGGCGGCGGCGCGGCCGTTGCTCTCGTCGTCCCCGGCCGATTGGCCCTTGACCACATACAGGCTGAACCGGTCGCCCACGTCATGCTCGGCCGAGGCGGACAGCATGTCGGGCTGGCGCAGGGTGAAGCCCGCACGGCGGCGGCCCGGGGTGATGAACTCGATCTGCCCCGCCGTCGTCGGCACGACCAGAAAGCCCCGGAACCGCGCCAGCCGCTCCAGCGCATCCCACACCGTCTCGCCCTGCTGCAGGCTGAAGCGCCGAAAGGCGGCGCCCACATCGGTCCGCGCCACGACCGTCAGGCCGAAGGGCGCGACCAGATCACTGGCGATCTGGATCAGGGTGCGGTTCGCCCAGCTGCCCGGGCTGTTCAGCGCCGAACAGTCCACCAGGTCCGCCGTCCGGTCCCGGCCCGCGACCATCAGCCCCCGGCTCTCGGGGTCGAACTCCGGCCTTCCCGCGTCGATCCAGCCGGTGATGACCGTCTCGCCGCCGATCAGCACCTCACAGGCCTCGCCCGTGCGGATCTTCAGCGGCTCGCCCTTCGCCGAGGCCTTCTCGGCATAGGACAGGCTGAACCCGCCCGCCGGGTTGCGGATGCCCTTCGACACGCTGACCGTCGTCCAGCCGTCGAACTGCAGACCGCCGACCTTCAAGGTGACCAGCTCGGGCTCAGACATCGCTCAGCACCTCAAGGCGCTGGCCCGCCGGCACGAAGCCGGGGTGGGCCACGCGGTTGCGCTCGACGATCTCCTCGGCCCGCCGGGCGTCGCCATACAGGCGCTGGGCGGTCACCAGCACGGGCTCGGTGCTGACGGGGCTGTAGTCGTAAAGCCGGCTCAGATTGCCGCCCCGGGCGGTGATGTCCCGCACCACGGCCAGCCCCAGCACCCTCAGCGCCTGATAGGCGCCGTCGTCGCCGGCGTCGGCGAAGGTCAGGGCCGCCGCATCGATCCGCCCGACCAGGTCCTCGCGCACCTCCAGGGCGTCGTCATAGGAATCGAACGTCATCGCCGCCACCGCCCGCGAGGCCTCGGCCGAGGCGGTCAGGGTGATCTGGCGGTCCAGGGCCTCGGCGTTGCGGCGCTCGGCCATCCGGGCCGGGGTCTGGCCCGGGGCGGCCTCGCCGGTCGAAAAGCCGATCAGGTTGCGCAGCTCGCGGTAAGCCGCCCGGGGCGTGTCGGCCAGCAGTCGGATGTCGGCGATCAGGCCGGCCACCGCCGCGCCCATGTTCGGGACCTGCCGGACCAGCGTCAGCGCGCCCGACCGCAGGTTCGCGATCCTCAGCCCGATATTGGACATCGCCTCGCGGGCGCTGCGCAGCCGCCCCATCGCCCCCTGCAGGCCGTCCGCCAGGGCGCCCAGACGCGCCGCCCCGCCCTCGGCCACGAAGCCCGGCAGACCGCCCACCGAGAACCGTTCCTGCAGGCCCTCCTGACCCTCGGCCGAGGCGGCGACGGCGGCGGCCTCGACCGCCGAACCGCTATCGGCCGTCTGGGTCGGCCGGGTCTCGCCCTCGCTGATGAAGGTGATGTTGAAGAAGGCGGCGCCGCCGTCGTCCTTGCTCTCGCGGGCGCGCCACGACTCGACGCTCAGCGTCAGCGTCCCGCGATACGGGTGAACCAGACTGCCCGGCCCGGCGGCGTCCAGCGCCGCGATCAGGGCGTCGCGCGCCTGGTCATAGTTGGGGCCGATGACCAGGCAGTCGATGTCGAACCCGTGCGGACGACGGCCCAGGTCCTCGACCATGGCGCCGTCCCGCTGGGGGAACTCATGCACGGCCAGGCGACGCCCGCCGCTCTGGTCCGCCCCCTCGATGTGGAATGCCGCGCCCCGGAACGAGCCCTCGCGCAGTCGGTCGCGCCAGCTCAATCCACACCCCCGCCGCGACGGTTTTCGGTCACCAGGGATCGCACGGCCGGGCCGGTGGCCACAGCCGAGACGCGGGGCGGGCCTTCATTCCGGGTGGTGACGGTGACGGCCAGTCCGCTGTTCACAGCTCGGCCGGGGACGTTCGGCTGCGGCGCGGTCGCGCGATTTCCGCCGCCACCCGAGCCCCCGCCGCCCACCGCGTGGGTCACGGCCTTGATGATCATGCCGCCGCCGGAGATGGCGGCGCGGAACCACGCCGGGAAGGTGGCCCAGACCATGGCGATGGCCACCTTGAAAGCGTCGGACAGCCATTTGCCGAGGCCGCCCAGCCAGTCGACAAAGCCCTTCCAACCCGCCTTCAGCAGCTCCCAGATTTCTTCCCAGTTGCGATAGATGAACCACGCCGCAAGGGCGATCAGACCGATGGCGGCGATTACGATGGCCACCGGGGCCACGGCGATGCCCAAGGCGGTCGCGATGGCGACGCCCAGGCTCATGAAGGCCGAGGTCAGCCAGCCGATGGCCGCGCCGACGCCCGAGGTGATCAGGCCGTCGATGCCGCCGATCCAGTCAATGAACTTGGCGAAGGCGTTGGCCGTATCGATCACGGCCTTGGTCAGCTCGACCCAGTCCACCTGGGTGATCAGCATCTTCAGCGAGGTCAGCAGCTCGACCAGCTTGTCGCTGATCTCCTTGGCCCACTTCGACAGGTCGCCGTTGGCGGCCGCGATGTTGATCTGATCCAGGAGGGCCTGAAGTTCACCCTTGATGAAGTCAAAAACGCCCGCGTCGGCGATGTCCTGCTGGAAGCTGGACACCCAGTCCATCAGGTTGGACCAGAGACCATTCATGGTCTTCGACTGGCGTTCCATGGCGCCTTCGAACCGCGCGTCGAAGATGCCGAGGACCGCCGCCTGAATCGCCGCCGCGTTCTTGCGCGACGTGACCACCATTTCCTTGCCGTCGCGCATGTAGGTGAAGGTCACCGAATTGCTCTCGGCGCGGGCGCGGATGCCGAACTCCTTCAGTCGCTCGAACTCGCCGGTTTGGGCGTCGGCCAATGCCTCGACGCCCTGCATGACGCTCTTCTGCATCGCCGAGGAGGCATTGCCGACGCTGCGGAACGAACCCGACGTGGGGTCGATGCCGTAGTTCCTCAGGGCGATATAGGCCTCGGTGACCTGATCGAGCTCGTAAGGGGTGTCCTTGGCGAACTGCTCGATCCAGGACATCGCCTGGCGCGCTCGCGCCGCCGACCCCTCGGCCGTCTCAAGGGCCGCGCCATAACTTTCGAACGCGGCCCCGGTTCGTATGACCCCGCCAATGGTCGCGCCGAAGCTGAAGCCTGACATCGCCAATAGCGCGGTGGCCGCCTTGGCGGCCCAGCCGGTCATGCTGCGCAGGGCATTGCCGCCGATGCGGGCTGCGCCGGCCAGCTCCACCCTCAGGACGCGCGAAATCTTGCGGACCGGCCCGGTGAGCCGGTCCACAGCGGAAATCAGGACCTTAAGATTGAGCTGACCCATGAATGCGTTCGGCCTGTTTGAGCCAGTAGATGACGTCGCGCGCCTTCATCCGATCGATCTCGGAGGGCTGGATGCCGAGCGCGAGCAGCTTGGCTAGTCCGCCTTCCCATCCGTCAGGCCAGAGGGCAAAAAAGCCTGAACCTTCTCGGACAGGGCGGCGAAGTCCGGCCCCTTCAGCTTCTCGATCACGCGAACCGGCTGGCGGGTCATCCGGGCCATCAGCGCCAGCAGCATCGAGCCTTTGGCGTTGTCCGACAGGCCGTCGATGGCGCGGAGGTCACCGGCCTCGAACTCGTGCAGCTGCAGCTCGAGGATGGTTTCCTCGCGTTCCTCACCGCCCACCGACTTCATCAGCAGGGTGATCGGACGTTGCAGGGTGATTGGGGTCGTGTTTTCCATCGCCATCAGTTCATCATCTCCTCAGCGGGCGGGCCTTCGACGACGACCGGGGCCTTGCCCTCGTTGTCGGTGATGGTGGGGGGTTCGGTGGACCAGCCGTGGCTGATCACGTAGCTCTGGCCGGTGTCGCACTGGAACTCGATGGTGACGTCGTCCCAGTCGATGATGTCCTTCAGCGAGGTGCGCGCATTGAAAGCGATCTCGCACTCCAGCTTCGACTGACGCAGGGCCTCGGTGTAGCCCACCACGGAATGGGCGCCGACCACGGTCGTGCGGACCTTGCCGCCCGGGTCCAGCTTGGCGCCGGGCAGCGTCTGCAGCGTGTTGCCGTTGGATTTGATGAGCGCGCGGCCCAGCAGCTTAGACATCGTTTAGAGGCTCCTTACAGCCGGAACTGGACCTTGCCGGCGAAGACGCGCAGCTGGTTGATGAGGCGGGGCGGGATCAGGGCGTTCAGGCGGTTGGGGTCGTTCGGATCGCGCTCGACGATCAGGTCGGCCTTGAACGCCTCCATGTCCTCGACCAGCCCCAGGGTGATCCAGTCGCCGTACAGGCTGACCAGCTCGGCCCGGATGGTCTTGGGCGTGACCACGGCCTGGCCGGGGCCGTACGGCACCCCGTCGTCGCCCAGCTTGTGCCGGCCATACTTGGTCGAGATGCGCGCCCGGGCGCTCCAGCGCAGATAGCCCAGGGTCAGCGGTGTGTTGACGTCCAGATAGGCGCCGTCGGGCAGGCCGAAGCCATTGGTCTGGTAGGTGGTGATCGGGCGCTCCAGCATCACCGAACCGTCCGCCGCGACCGTGAAGGTCGAAATGCCGTCGCGCAGCAGCAGGTCGCGCTCCTGGCGGCTGAAGCGGTCCGCCGCCGCCGGGGCCAGCACGTCCGGCAGGATCAGCGTCTGGAAGGGCCGCGCCGGGTCGATGGCGCCGTAATAGGAGATGACGCCGGCGCTGGCCGCCGCGATCACCTCGGGCCGGGTCGGTGAGCCCTTCAGGCCGCCGATGGTGACGTGCGGGCTGTTCCGGCCCGAGCCGAGGGTGGTCAGGGTCGCGAACGATCCGGCGGCCGCCGTATGGGCCAGCCCCTCGATCATGCGCAGCGGCCCCCAGCGGTCGGCCAGCTCGGCCTCGACGACGGCCAG